AATTACAACAAACAATTACAACAAAATTTACAATTCACATCAACATGGCACACTTCCAACAAACAATGAACAACAAAGTTATTGAGGCTGGTATGGGCAGAAACAGCCTCATTAACGATTTGGCTCAGAGACGTGTTTACGATAACGCTGTCGAAGAGTTAAACCACCGTTCTAGACGCCCAAAGGTTAACTTTTCCAAGGTCATTTCTCAGGAACAGATTATTCAAGCTACTAATGCGTACCCTGAGTTTGAAATCACCTTTTACAACACTCAACTCGCTGTCCACTCGATGGCGGGAGGTCTTCGAGCACTCGAGCTCGAGTATCTTATGATGCAAATCCCATTTGGTTCTATTACGTATGACATCGGGGGAAACTTTTCAGCGCACTTATATAAAGGACGAGATTACGTCCATTGCTGTATGCCTAATCTTGACATTCGCGATGTGGCTCGTCACATCAATCAACAAGATACTGTTTCTACTTATCTGGCTAGGCTCGAGAGAAGCAAGAGGGGTCTTCCGGTTTTTCAGCAATCAGCTTTTAATAAATATATGAATGACCCTGATGCTGTGTGCTGCGATAAAAGGTTTCAAGACTGTTCTTACTCCGTTGATCTTCCGGGAAAAACATACGCTGTGGCGCTTCATAGTATCTATGATATTCCAGCGGATGAGTTCGGAGCTGCCTTATTACGAAAGGATGTTCACATATGTTATGCTGCTTTTCATTTTAGTGAGAATCTGCTTCTTGAGACTACGTCTGCTCCGCTCGATGAGATTGGAGCGACGTTTTACAAGTCAGGGGATAGATTATCCTTCTTCTTTCAAAATGAGAGCACATTGAATTATGAACATTCTTACAAAAACGTAATTAAATATGTTTGCAAGACTTTTTTCCCAGCTTCAAATAGGTTTGTCTACCATAAGGAATTTATGTGCACCAGAGTTAACACATGGTTTTGTAAGTTCACCAAGGTAGATACTTATTTCCTTTTCCGAGGAGTGTATACTAGGGGAGAAGATTCTGAACAATTTTACACTGCTATGGATGAAGCATGGGAGTATAAGAAAACTTTGGCAATGCTTAATAGCGAAAGGACGATCTTTCGCGATCGCGCTGCGGTTAACTTTTGGTTTCCTAAAGTTAAGGATATGGTTATCGTGCCGCTTTTTGATGGTTCCGTCACTTCAGGAAAGATGAAAAGAAGTGAAGTCATGGTTAACAAGGATTTTGTTTACACCGTTTTAAATCACATCCGTACCTATCAAGACAAAGCCTTGACGTATAAAAACGTTCTTTCCTTTGTCGAGTCAATTAGGTCTCGTGTGATTATTAATGGTGTGACTGCAAGATCTGAGTGGGATGTAGACAAGTCTGTGTTACAGGCGTTATCTATGACTTTTCTTTTACAGACGAAGTTGGCTGAAGCAAAAGATCAAGTCGTACTTAAAAAATTTCAAAAATTTGACGATACAGTTACTAATCTTTTCTGGAAACAGATTAGTGATGCTGTAGGCGATCTCTTCCCGTCGATTAAGGAAAGGCTCATTAGCGGTGGGTTTGTAAAAGTTGCTGAGCAATCTTTACAAATTAAAACGCCTGATGAGTATATCACCTTTGCAGATAAACTGGTTATGGAATATAAAGCAACTGAAGAGCTTCAACATCTAGACATTAGTAAGCCTCTTGAGAGAGCCGAGAAATATTATAATGCTTTATCGGAACTATCGGTTCTCAAGGAATGTGACGAGTTTGATATAACGCAATTCAAGAATTTATGTGAAGAAAAGGACATTGATCCAGACGTCGTGGCGAAAGTGATCGTCGCCATCATGAAGAACGAACTCACACTGCCTTTTAAAAATCCAACGCCTGAAGCATTATCGGATGCTCTTTCACCGTTACCCAAAGACTTGGATATGAGATTTGATCTGCTTAAATTAAGTACGTGTGCACCCTTTCCAAGCGTTAAAACTTTAGATAGTGGTTTATTACCAAAGCAAAGCTACGGTGACGAAAGACAATTTGAGAGTCAATCTGTCGTGTCTGTATCTGATTTTCATCTTAAGAGCGTCGAGTCAGTAAAAATGAAAAGCATGTCGTCAGCGGTCTACACAGGTCCCCTCAAAGTTCAACAGATGAAGAACTATATGGATTACCTGTCCGCATCGATTTCGGCTACTGTTTCAAATTTATGCAAGGTGCTAAAGGATGTCTATGGTGCCGACCCAGAGTCTGCAGAAAAGTCTGGAGTCTACGATGTAGTGAAAGGCAAATGGTTATTAAAACCAAAGGATAAATGTCACGCTTGGGGTGTTGCCGAACTTAACAATGGCGAGAAAGTCATCGTATTACTCGAATGGGCTGATGGATTCCCTATTTGTGGTGATTGGCGACGAGTGGCCGTCTCTTCAGATTCCCTTATTTATTCAGATATGGGAAAACTTCAGACGTTGTTAAGCTGCTTAAGGGACGGTGAGCCCGTACCTTCGGATGCGAAAGTCACGTTAGTAGATGGCGTTCCTGGTTGTGGAAAAACAAAGGAAATTCTTGAAACTGTGAATTTTGATGAGGACTTAATACTTGTTCCTGGTAAAGAAGCTTGTAAAATGATTATCAAGAGAGCTAATAAGTCTGGACATGTAAGAGCGACAAAGGATAATGTAAGAACTGTGGATTCGTTCTTAATGCATTTGAAGCCTAAGACTTATAACAAACTGTTTATCGATGAAGGT